TTCAAATGCTGTATTATCAGCTGCGTCTTTAGATTGTGTTTCAATACTAAATTCTTCTCCAATAAAGTAATATGTTCCAAATTCTGATTCCATTTGTAATGAACCACTACCATCTTCAAGTGATGTTTTATAATTAAGCATATCCATTGACCGACTATCTTCCAACTTGTCAAGTTCGGATATACCTGTATCAATTTTTTCGGATGCGTATTCAAATCTAGTGACTCTTAATTTATAAACTGGTAAGTTATTTAATTGGAAGAATGGTTCTTGGTCTTCCACAAATAGAATTTCAAAAAAGGACTTCATCAAAGGTAGATAAATTAAATCACCTTCGTTAGGTCTTCCAGCTGCTATAAGGTTTGCGTTATCGGATACTAATTCTTCAAATCTTCGTTTAGAAACTACAAAGGTTGTATCTTCTCTAATTTCTAAACCAAATTTGCTCATCAACTCAGCTTCACCTTGGAAGCTGTCGCCTTCAAAGTACATTTCTATTAGATATGCTGTATTGAATTTGCTTAGTGTATCTTCATTGAGAACTAAATCTCTATTGATTAATTTTCTCGGAAGATAATAGCAATCGTGGCCGTGTATTTGTATATTCTCGGATATTAAATCTTCTAATAACCTTTTCTCACTTGTAGTGCCACCTCGCTCAAAAAATACATTAGTTGGCATTAGATTAACCTATCATATAATCTACTGGCGTTTCAAAATTTTTCTTAATATCCTCTTCTAGTTTTTCAATATCTTGGAGAGCTTGATTGTAGAGTTCAGCACCATTTAAGGTTACTCCTCCCATCATTGCTACTCCATTAAACTTACTTAAATTACTACCCCATTGTTTTTTAAACAATGCAGCTACATACCGTTTCAAAAACATATCATTATAAACATCGGTATTAGAAGCTGGATCTAATCTTCTATAACACTCAATAACTACAAATTCATCCACATCAATATCATTTTTCCAATCCATATCAATATACAATCTGTTATTGTGCATATTAAATCTAATAGGTTTTTCACCCACTAGTATATGGTCTAAAAAATCTAAATGTCTTAACACCATATCATAATGAATAATAGATGTTGAAGAAAAATCATATAGGTCATTTAATCTTAATTGATACCTAATATCAAACATATTCATAGAGTGTCTGTCAGATAAAGGGAAGATTCGAGTAACCGCTAATACGGTTTCAGGAACTACAATATAGTTATTTTGTTGTGTATAAGAAGTAGTCACACCTCCCTTTGTCGCTGTAAGAGTAGAATCACCTTCTACACTTTTCATACGAGTTTTGTCGGCTTCAGTAAATTTATATTTTAGATAACATCTCTCAACACCATCATAATGGTATTGTGCAAAATATTGCAACGCTTCATCAAGTCTATCTTCTAACTGGTCATCATCCACGTTAATGTCAATGACTGGTTTACCAAGATTTCTTAATGCGTATTGTTTTAATGTTTCTCTACTAGATGGTTCTGCCATAGATTACCCTTGTTGTTCTAGCATATTTATAC